TCTCTGTGCTATTTGAAGATGGGTAGAACCACCATATTTCTGAAAATTCAGTGTTGCTAAATCCCCAAATTTTTGACTGTTGGTTTCTGTTTAAGTCGTCAAAGACATAGTCGTGAACCTCGCAGGTAAGCTCCTGTACTGTGTTACCATCGAACCTGAAGAAGCCGCGTTGCCCCATCCAGAAGACGCCCATATCCGTATCAAGAGCCGACGCCCTAGACACGGCTCCGCAAGCAGTGCCAACACGATCAAATCTATAAATGTAGGGCGGGCCAGTATATTTAGCTGCGAAGGCGTCTAAGTCTGTAATGATTAGCGTCTGTCCTCTGGTCTTCACGCCCTGCATAATCTGCCCAGAACTTTGTAACTCTATGGACCCCGCTTGGCTCGTGCTTGCGGGTGTCCAGAGTGTGTTATCCTCAAAGTCGCACCACTGCACTTTGCGAGGGTTACCGCCCGCGCCCAGTGCAAATATGAACCGCTCTTCTGTTACGACTAGGCCAAGATTAGATGTTGGAGCGTTAGATATAACAGCAGCATTATTTGAAGGATTTAGCTGCCACTCAAGCAGACGCCCATCGTCATAGTGACACGCGACAAGATGCTCACCCCAGTTGTCTAAGCTCCAAGTGGTCGATTCTGAGTATGTACCTGTCGGTGGCCTAGTTGTCCCATAGTAGCCAGTGCCGTAGAAGCCGCCACCGTAACCCAAATTTAACGCTGCGTCCTCACGGCCAGCGGCTAAACCAGACGGAGTAATATCAGTGACTACCCCTGCGCCAGTCATTACCTTTAGTTCAGTAAAACTCCCTCCTGCAAAATACGCTGTATTGTTATTTGCTTCCCAAGCGTGTGCGCCACGAATGGGATTGGTGCTAAACCCTGCTTTTTTCTCTTGCCATCCACCAATAGGACGGAGCGAACCGTCACGCCACCTGACTAAACTCCCATCGCGCCAACGATTTGAAGCGTCAAAATCTGTGCCGTTTCTATAAAACCCTGCTTGTAATTTGAGTGGTATAAGGGGCATAAAATAACCTACTAATTTAATTTTACCGTTTGCAATTTAGGAACTGAATTAGTCGTTATGGTACAGTTTCCGCTTACCTTAATATATCCCTCCAAGTAACCTGCTACCTGAGTTCCACCGCCAGTTTGATCGGTAGTTTTTGAAACACCGAAAGCATCTTTCCATGCGCTACCATTCCAAGTGTATAATTTAGCTCTTGGCATAGATTGATTGCTATTTGCTGATAATGTAACAAACTTTAGCCACCCTGCTTCCACATTAGTAGTAGGAAAAGCAGTCATAACAACCGACAGGTTTCCTGATTGGCCCCCTGCAAAAAGATAATATGTCCCTGCGCTAATAGTCTGAGCAGTGTTGTTGTTTTTTATATCGGAAGCCGATGCGTCTTTTAATCCAATACCACTTAATGCTGCCGATGCGTCTGTAGCGCTAATCGCAGTAACATGACCATTATCATCGACAGTTATGTTTTGAATGTAATTGCTTCCAGTGTTGCTAGTAGCCCCATTTAAACTTGATGTGTTGCCGTGAGAAATTGTTATAGTCTCATTGCTTGATTGATTTAAATCTATGGCTCCACCGCCACTCAAATCATTCCCTGCGCTAAAGGTTATTGTGCTATTATTAACAGTCGTCCCCTGCGAAGAAACATAAGTTTCTATGTCAGTCATAGCGACTTGTTTCATAGTTCCGCTATCGTTCAACACAACTCTGTCAGTCCCTGCAACTGTCGTTGCTGTAGCCGCAGTAGCCCCATCAAGTAAGTTTAATTCCGCAGCCGTTGCAGTAACATTAGTGCTGTTAATTGTTAACGTGCTTAGATTAGGCGCGACCGTTCCACTTGTACCATTTACCCCATCAACAATAGTGTCTAAGGCCGTATTAATGGTTGTTCCCCACGTATCTTCATTTCCACCTACGGTTGGTTTAGTTACATTAATAGCCATGTTAATCTCCTAATTTATTGCACCATATCACTTTATGCTGCCTCCGTCCATGTCTCACTAGATACATCTGATGTCTCTATAAATGTAGGCGCAGAAGCCGCAGGAGCGTCAGGCCATGCGTCTGCGTCTGGGTCTGTTGTATCTGTCCAAATTTCTGCGGCAACACTTAAATCCGTATAACTTTCTGGCGGTATTGTAATTTCCATAAAAGGAAAACGCGCCAACGGAATAACTGGATTACCAAAAGCAACATCAGGCGACGCAAATTTATGATCTTGCGTAATAACGGTGCTATCAATAACGTGTGCAGAGCCAGTTACATTATTAGATAGTAAAACATGATTTACAGTTATTGCAGTTGTAGCAATGCTTACATTGCCAGTTTCAACATTGTTCCCTGCAATCGTATAGACAATCCCTGCGGAAACAGTATCTACGACAGGATTTCCAGTAATAATGTCAGCACTGCTAAATTCATAATTTTCTATCAACGAAGTTGATGCAACCGTTGGATTTCCTAGCGTTATATCACTAGCAGAAAATAAATGATTTTCAGTAAGGTCAATCGTGGGTAAACTTACAGCACCAGAAATAACATCTTGAGAACCAAGTGAATGAACTTGCGTTACTGTTGTTAACCCAACAACTGGAAATCCAGATGTTACATCGTTACTTGGAACGGCTTGAACCTGAGTAATTATAACGCTATCTATGACAGGGTTTTGCGCTGTTACATTATCAGTTGTAAGAGAATGAACTTGCGTTATTACTGTCGGGCTAATTCTAACAGTACCAGTTAATAAATTAGGCGCAGAAAAACTTTCATCCTCAAACATTGTGAGGGTTGGCACGATTGGTGCGTTTGGCGTGTATACGCCAGATACCGCGTGAACCTGAGATATTGCAGTAGTAGCAACCGTGGGATTGCCAGTAATAACATTATTAGTTGTAAGGTTAATTACACCTTCATCGCCAGTATCCGCAAGAGGTGCAGATGCTAAAGGTGTAAAGCCTAACATTTAGCTAGCTTTCTTATCTTTTGAAGCCTCTAAGCTTGCAATCAAAGAAGATGTAAATGTATTTAATGCCGCGCTTTCACGATCAAAGTCAAACTTTGCGCGACCAACTCTATCTTGGCATGACTTAATTTGAGCCACTAAATATTTTTGGCTCTGGTCAAAGTTATTTGTGTCGTATTCCTTATCATCAATATAAAGAATATTGTCATTATTTTCTGCCATTTTTTTCTCCTATGATGGTTCTGTAGGCCAAGTGATTGAGTTAGGGAAACCCCCTTGCTGCGGAACATTTAACAAGTCAGTTCGATACTGCGTCCACTCAGCCTGTTTTTCTGGTGTCAACTCAGCCCATCGTAATCCATTCATCACAAGTGGATCAACTTCTTCAACAAGTCTAAAGTTTCTTTTTGCGCGAACTGCGTCTTCAGTTGCTGCGTCCAACTCTTCCTGAGTAGGAGCAACATAGGCAGTAAAATCAGACCCAATCAAAGTAATCAGATCCGCATTGCTTATGGTTTCATCTCCGTCTTCTGGATGTAGAAAGTAAGGTATCCATCCGTGATCAGGATGTTCTATCTCAAGTTCAAACATTGTACTTTCAGAGTTAAGAGACTTTGCGTTCCTAAAGTTTGTGATTTCTACAGACATTATGAAATCCTTACCCATAGAGTTGATGTTCCCGCATACGTTGTGGTTTTCCTAGCGTTACCCATACACCGCCATGTTCCGCTCATCGTTGCTGAGTAGTAAAAATTTGGAGCGCTGTTTGCGTTTGTAACATAAAATTGACCGCCAGAAGTTGCATTATAAAGGTACATGGCTCCATAAGTACCAGTCGATGCAGGGTTTAGGTTTGACCCTGCGGTTGTAGAACTGGCGTTTGTAGACCCAGTGAAATACGCAAAAGCATAACTTCCTACAGCGTTCCATGTGGTAGATGATGCAGGGGTTCCTGATATTGTTCCAGTGACTGTTAAATTTCCAGTAACTTTAGTTGCTGAGTTATTAACCTCAAACCTTTCAACGCCGCCTGTAACGACACGAAATTGATCGTTTGCATGAAATTGCAAGTAAGTGTTTGTGTCACTCACATGTACGCAGATTTTGTCTGGAGACTGAAATCCACCGTCTGCCCTAATATATCTAGGCGTATAAATGTTTTTGGCTGTACTTTGGTTTATTCTTAGCCAAGTAGTGTCATGACAACCAATTTCCCCAATTCGCGTTGTGCCGTTATAAAATTGAATGTGATCAGAGACATTGTTATCTGCTTTATAAATTCTTATCTCATGATCACCGCCTGCACCGTTACCAACGTCTAGCCTGTTGTTTATTTGTACTGGTTGGCTAAACAAGTTCTGGCTGTCGTTAATTTCAAACATCTCCGTACCGCCAGTAACGAAGCGCATTTGATTGGCTGCGTGAAACTGTATGTAGGTGTCTGTGTCACCATCATGGAAAATTCGATCATTAAGACCGATATCCTCAACATTAGTGATAGTGTTGTTGATCATGTCTAGCGTTGAAGCGGTCAGGGTCATTTGATGACCGTTGTTTATATACCACTTATGATCTGTTGAGTTAGTATGTTTGTAAGCCCAATGTCCGTCTTGGTCTAAAAAACCTATTTCATTGTTGTGGGTTGCGTACAAAGAACCATACTCATCACCATCACTAGCCTGTAATCGAAACCTAACAGCAGTTGTTGTGCTTGCAGGTCTAAAAACAAAGTTACCAGTTTCTTGGTTTCTAAAGAGAGGATAACCGCTTGTACTCCACTGAATATAGAACTTATCTGTAGAGTTCTCTTGCCAACGAATGTAAGGGTTGCCTGATCCACCTAAAGTCAACTTTTGGTCTGTACTTGTAGTAATTTTAGAAGTTCCATTACCATCAATATTAAAAACAGTTGTTCCGTTGTTTTGCACTCTCAGAACTTCACTAGTTGTTCCAATAGCATTTATTCTAAATCCAGAAACGCCATTAGTTGCAGTAGAGGTTAAAATAGGTGCATCCGAACTCAGATGTAATTCTGTTGACGGATTATCAAGGCCAATTCCCACATTGCCGCTACTATCCTTCAGTACCAAATCTTCATTTGCGGCTGTAATAAATACCTCAACACCACTTCCAGATAAATTTAAAAGTGCGCCAGTTGAGCTTTCTGTTAATGTACGTGATAGGGTTGTTCCAGAAGAGGTGTAAGTACCAGTGCCTATTTCAAATGCAGTACCGTCAATAATTGTGTATCTTACAACATCACCATTGCTAATACCGCCATCGGCAAAAGTTTGAAACCCTGCAACGGCACTACCTAATGTAATAGTACCAGTACCAGTTGTAGAAGTGCCTACCTTTACTCTGTTTGCTAAGACGTTAGCCATAATCTAATCCTAGCTTGGGTCAGGTATTCCAATATCTAATGTTTCTAGGCTAAATGTATTTCCTGACGTTACAGACTGCGAAGCTGTTAAAGAACCAGTTACCAACAATCTACTGTTTGTGGTATCTGTAATCGCATAATGCGTTGCCGATCCAGTGCCAGTAACCGTTCCATCAGATATTGCCGAAAGAGTTACTTTACGCCCACCGCCTGTGCGATCCGCAGGGGCAGAAATACTAATACTTGTTTTGTTACCAAGCGTTTGCGAAGATGTTGCCTCTGCAAATGTTGTGCTTTCTGCGCTAGTAATATCCACACGATTTGCTTCCGTGTCCAAAACCGTTAAACCGTTGTCTAAAATTCTGTCTGCTATACTTGCCATTATCCAAAACTCCTAACTCTCATTCGATGGCCCGATCCGCTAGACTTGGCCTGTTGATCTTCCATATTTGTACCACTTATCGCGTTTTGATACAACTGCGCCCACACTTGCGATCTTGCGTCCTCTCCCAAGTAAGGGGCGCTGTGTGTCAAGGCTCCGTAAAGATACGCATCTGGGTTATATGTCAAAACCCAGTTTGCAGTATTGCTATCGCTTAGGGCGTCTATGCGCTCATAGTAAAGCATCTCCAAAGTGTATGTCTGATCCGGCGTCGGATACACCTCGAAGGAGCCGTCAACAAGTGCGTAAAACTTTGGAGTTCCCGCTGTGTTGTCGGCTGCGCGTTTGTCCATAAGCTCGCTAAGGCTTATAAGCTCTAATCGGTATTCCGTGGCTCCAGTTATCATAAGGCGTATACCCTCGATAAAGTCGTTTGGAAACGCTGTGTACTGAGTGTCGAGATTTGCAGTTGCACGCTTCTCCATTCTCCAGTGCCTAAGTTTTCTATTCATGTCGGCTTCCGCCAACTTGATAAATGTCGGTATCACTGAAGTTAAGTCGTCACGATTTAAAAAATCAGCTACTGAACTTTTTAGCTCAGAGAAATTTGAAATACTCACAGTCTTCCCTGCCTTGTTCTAAATACTTGATTATCTGAATCATTCAGCCACTTGCGTAATGCCTTGGGGTCGTCTGCGATCCCTTGGCGCTTTAGCTCATAATACACATTAACAGGTATTGAGGCTACCTTATTAACATCTTTCCAATTTTTATCCGTCCCGTTGTACGCACGCTTGTTGGCTTTGGCGATTGCAGACACATCCTGAACGGTTTCAATTACATACTCCCCGTCATCCTTGACGTGCCAGTACCGCGTTATTCCCATTTGCGGATCTCTATCAAAAATTCTTTTCTGCATAATTTCCTCCAAGTAAGAGGGGGCGACCGAAGCCGCCCCAACTTTATTATGATGCAGTTAGGTCAAACACACCCGCGTGAGCCGCTTCTGAACCTACCTCTAATCCTGCCTCGCAGATAAGCATGGATTTAGAAGCGTCGCCAGTTTTACTTAGCTCTACGTTTTGGATTGGACGTAGATATGCCACAGAGGCGTATTCTGGGTCTAAGCAAAATGCGTCTCTTTCTCTTTGAAAACGATTCGCAACTACAGAAAGTGTCCCAAAATCTGACATATATACGTCAGCCGCACCGATAATTGTTGTCGGTGAATCGCTTGGAGCCATATATCGCTGTGCCGCAATACCCGCAAATCCTGACACCACAGTTTTATTGTAAGGGCCAACCATTAATATACTTGGGTTACCGCCAGAAGTGTAAGCATTTTGCATTGATGTCTTCAACATTGCTTCAGTAAACGCAACCTGAGTTCCGTCTGTACGAGTATCAGACCCGTCGCCAGTTGGCGACGCGCCATCTACCGCTCCGCCAGTTGCGAAAACATCGTTAGTTGCAATCCATGCACCTAAGCCCGCAGTCTCACGCGCAGTGCTAGAATTTCCGGCAACGGCGGCGTTAGAATCGGTTAAAACCGCTTCTAGGTCTCTTTTTAATTCCTTGCCGCGTTTTGCCATTTGCATGGCCATTTCAGAATTTCTTGCGGCTAAGTCTTGAGACTCAAGGTTGTCAGCTACGATTACAGTTCTGCGTAAGATCTGTGTGTAGTTACCAACTCTTGTGGTCGCCGCAGTTGAGTCAAATGACGCTACGTCATCCCCATCAATTCTAGCTGTTTTGTCTACAGCCGCTAATGCATCGGTCATCCACTCAAAATAAGTATTGGATACATTTTTTGACCCAACGTTACTTTGAAATGGGACATCTTCTGGGCTTATGTTATTGATTACATTAGATAATTCTTCTCTAATGCCTTTTGCGTCAAATGACGTAAATGTGTTTGCTACAATGGCCATGTTAGCCTCCTATTAATGAATTAATTGCAGCCGCTGCATCTTGCACGCGGCCAGTTTGTCGTGCGCGTTTTAACGCTTGTTCATTAGCAGCTTTGGGTCGCGGTTGTGTTCCTCGCGTGCCTGTCTTCATGGTTTTAGCTTTAGACTTAGGCTTTGCTTTTGCCTGAACAGCCTTAGACTTACCTTTGTCAAACATCATAGCCATGCGAGCTATTTTAACTAAACCGGCGTGCCTCAACTCATTAATATCAGCTTCGAGAAAACCCTCTTTTAATAAAAAGCTTCTCAGATCCGTTGCTTCCTTCTGGGCGACTTTCGTGTCCCGCCACTCAGGAATAATTTCTGGGAGCATATCACGTTGCCTCGCAGTAAAGTCAGCTTTCATTTTTTGCTGATTTTCTGTTTCTAAGGCTTGTATACGTTCTCTCTCCATTCGGATTGCTTGCTGTTGAGCTTCGCGCTCTTCCTTTTGCTTTCGGAATTGCCGTTCAGCCTTTCTTGCCATGTTGGGGTCTGCATCATACAGCGTGTCCCAATCAGGCTCATCAACCACCTGTTGCTCAAGCCTCTCCGACAATGCGGGTAGAAGTTGAGCGTATTGTTGCCGCTCTCGCGTTACTTCAGCAAATTGAGCCTCTATATCTTTTCGAACTTCGGCCAGTTCTTGCGTCTTGCGAGTATAATCTCTCTGCCTTAAATTTCCACGTTTTAGCTCTTCGACCGTAATCTCTTCTCCTTCTACTTCCACAGTCTGTGCAAGTATGTCGATAGATTCGTCTTCAAGCTCTTCAGCTTCTTCCGTAGCTTCGAGTTCGCCGTCTGTATCCACTTCCTCATCAGTCGCTTCCTCTTCTGGCATTTCGGCTTCTGCTTCGATTACCTCTTCAGCTTCAGCCTCAAGCGCCTCTGGCTCACTTGCAGTATCCTCTTTGGGTGCAATCATGTCCATTATGGCATTTTGTGCAGTGCCTAGATCAATCCCATTTGGGGTGTTGTTTTCTGACATTGTTATCTCCTATTATGTCCTTACTTAACTATTTTTTCAATAGACGAATTATCCACCATTATTTTTAAAGATTGTCGAACATATTCGACACCTTTAAGTTTTAAATAAATAGCTTCTCGCCCCTCCTTATCGCTGAGTTCAGTTGTCTCAAACTCAACCCAACAATTCTCTTTCATCTCGTCAAGAAATCTACCTAAATCACTATCTTTTAAAAGTCTTTCAGCTTGATTTCCGTCGTCGATAATCTCCTGCCTTGATTTTCCCATTTATCCCTCATTTATTATTCCGACCTGACCTTTTAAAACTTCTCTATTAATTGCTAGGTCTGCCCGTATCTGCTCAACATTTAGCTGAGTTCCATACTTAGCTTTCATTTCTTCGGCTTTTACAAATAGATCAGCATCAAGCTCATCACGCTTGCGGTCGTCGTCCATCATCATTTTTTCGCGCTCAAGCTCAAGCTCTGCGGCTTTCTTCTGAATGTCAGCTTGGATCTGTTGTATCTGAACCGAAATAAGTTGTTCGTTAATGTTTGGCTTATCTTCTTTAGGCGGAGGCTGAAACTGCGTTGGATCTCCCCAGAATTGAGAAGTATCTTTAAATCCGGCTAACTCGGTCATAGCCTTGAGCGTGTTTGAAAGCTTACCCATATCTGTAAGAGGATTAATCGCGCCCATAGTCTGCATGGCGTCTTTCTGCATTTCGCCAATCTGCCTGAGCATCATCATACGCTCGGTGTCCGTACCACGCCCAAGAGCGACTTTTATAGATACATCCATGTTTGCGTTCCATACGCGGGGATCTATTTCGACAAAGTCATTTGTCAATCTAACCATGCGAGGCCGATCTTGGTGCGTGGTAATTAGATGTAAAACAATTTTATAAAGGCGCTTCATGCCTGTCTCGGCAAATATGCGTGCGATAAGTTCTATGTGTTGCTGAGCGGCGCTAACAGTAGCCGCAACGGCTGACGCGGTTGTAGACTGCAACGCCTGGGCGTCAAGCCCCGCAGAGGCTTTTGAGATGCCCGTTCGAGCTTCTTTTAACTGATCCATATACTGCAACACTGGGAAAGCCTCCTTACCAACGAAAGGTAGGACAAGCTGTTGTATCGAATTATTTGATCTCTGACGTATGACAGACCCCACCTCAGTTGACATGGCGTCATCTAAATTAACCATACCTTCCGTGATAGCTATTCTTGGGTGAATAGACATAGATAAGCTGTCGAGAGTGTTCCTAAGTATGCTTGACTTAATACGCTGTATGTCTGCAACCGTATCGGCCACGCTCATGCCGTAAAAATCGTGGGCTTCTGGATCTGGGCAAAAAGACGCAAATGGAGCCATATGACAAGGCTCGTTCATTAAAATCTCATTGCCGTCGCCGCCGGTACATATTTTTCTAAGCTCAGCTATCCCGTCTCCGTCGTAATCGACCATTATGTAATTTTCTATATACATAACTTTTTTCATAGCGGGATCGTCGCGCTCGTTCATTTCGTTTTGAAGGTGCGGGTTGCGCGTGTGGCGCTCCACATTAGTCAGCATATCCTCATGGGCTGATGACATCTTTGACACGACGTCGAAGTCGTAACCCATCGCCACAAGCTCAGACACAGTAACTAGCCTACGGTGGGCGCAATAATCAGCCGTCTCAATAGATTTTGCTTCACGAGAAATGATAAACTCTTCTGGCGGTACGGCCTCTAATTTTACGCGTCCGTCTGGGTGCGTGTAGGTAACGCGAACCGCGTGAGACATAGGGGCAGGAATAATCTCTCCAGACATTGGGTCTACATCAGGCTCACCCATAGCCTCAGACGCGACGATCTCTATCTCAGCGTCTGGATCTGCCATAAGAGCAGCTAGGGCGTTATCGTCGAGGCCAGTAAAGTCGATTGTTTCGTAACGCGTCTGGTCGTCCCAATAACATTTCAAAACGCCGACTTTGCGAATTAACGCATCTTTAAAAGCGGCGTGCATTTCGAGGAAACCATTGTTATCTCTGTTAATAATAAAATTGGCGAACTCGGTAGCTTGCTTCGCGTTAGCCACATCTTCTGGCCCGTGTGGCGCATATTCCACGGTATTCTCAGTAGAGTTAAAAATACGCATTAAGGATGGCATAATCGCCTGAACGGTATCCCGCACATCCATACTTACAACTTGGCTGCGCCCGTCCTCCTCATTACCAAATGGCTCGCCCCGATAATACTCGGTTGCCGACGCCCTGATAGGTGAGACAGTGTTGTCGGCGTAATCAATCGCGTCTTCGATCTCCTTACCGACAATGCCCTGAAGCTCCTCTTCGCTCATCACGTTAGGATCTGTTTCTGCTTCTAAGCTATTCGCTAATTCGTTTATTTCGTTTTCCATTCCTAACGATCCTCTTGATTTGGAAGCATCATATTTGCGCCAAGTAGCCCCCCAAATGGAGCTACAAACATTAATTCTTTAAACTTTTGTATCATATCTTTACGGGTTTTACCCTTCATATCGTTTACATATGTTTTTATCTTTTCTCTAGGTATTCCCGCTTTTACCAAAAGATCTACCGCATTTTCCATTCCTTCGGGAACAACGGCTGCATCAAAATCTTTTATTTCTAAAATAGATTTTGGCTTTGCCTCGAAATAGTGAGTAGGCATATCAACAACTTCTTTTCTTAAATCTTCTAATATTTTTAAAGCTTTTTCTTTCATTTTAGGAGTAGCACCTGACCACGAAGTATCAGTCCCTCTTGCAAGATCTGATATATAAGCCTCTGTTTGTCTAAAGGTGTTTATTCCATCATATGGATTTAGCTTTAAGAACTCTTCATGTAAATCTTCTAATCCGTCTTGCACTTTTGAGCTAAATGTCCCCTTAACATCAGCTAACTCATTAGCGTCCTCTATTAATAACCCTCTGCTTTTTTCTATTTCTTTTTTACTTTTAAATGGAGAAGACAATAAAGCCCTAGCCTCTCCTCCGCCAAATCTATCAACGCTTTCAAAACCCGCTTTATAAGATTTTTTCTTTTTCATTCTTTTTAAAGCTTCTTCGGAAGTATAACGCTTTGGGTCTCTTCTAAGACCCGCAGGAGTAAATAATTCCTCTGGGTCTATCATATAATTAACAGACCCATACTCTTCTAAACCTTTTATGTTTTTAAAGGTGTCTCCATCGTATCTATCCATTCCCATCTTTACTTCAACCGAACTGACGTAATCTCTCATACTGTCAAAATCTTTTGGATTGGACAATTTATTTTTTTGGCCGTATTGAGCAACCTTCATCATATAATTCGCATCTTCAAAATCACTGGTGCTATCTAGCCAAGAAGAACCCATGTGACCAAACGTAGGATCTTCTCTTAATTTTTTTCTAGATTCTGTTTCATTAGCAAAACTTTTAAAAGCTCTTGGTTGCCTTCCCGTGTAAGCGTCAGCCTTATAAACTGGAAAACCAGAACTAGGCGAAACTTTAGAAGGATTAAGAAGTAAGCTTATATCTCCAAAATCTTCCATAGGAAATTTTGCATTAGATATTGCTATGGAGGGCATAGGAGTCCCGCCTGATTGACTTGAAAGCTCTAATCCCCTTAAATTTATATTGTGGTGAGCAACCATAGGGCTATCCTCCTTTGTCGGAGGCTTAGGTTTTCTAGCTAAAATCGGATTGCTATAAACCGTTGGCATCTCGCCACGCTGAGATAATCTTTCGACAACTTTACGCCCCGCAGCCCTGAGCGGCTGAGCGGCGACATCTCCGACAAGCGGGATAGCGCCGGCAAGTGCTGCGCCCGCTAGCAAACCGCCGGCTAGGTAATTAGGATCTGCTTTTGATAGCTCGTCGTAAGCTTCCTTAGCTGCCATAGCATCGCCAACAACAGGCGTCATTGATAAGCCTAGCAATCCCAGATCTCTGAAAGTCATGTCCGTATTTACGTTAACAGGCTCCACCCCGTATTGACGTGCAATGTTCGTATTTGGATTTGCCATAACGTAATCAAGAATATTCATTTAGCACTTCCACCTTCTTCTAGCAGCTTTACCTCTTTCGCCCGTCCAACCACGGCTTCGAGCGCAAAAAGATTTCTTTCGAGCTTTCTCTTTTTTAGTCTTAGGGCTTGGCGCAGGAGCCTTGAGATTTGACCCAGTTGCCCGATTGTACTTAGCCCGCCCCTTAGCGGTTAAACCGCCTCCACGTTTGACCGAAAGCTTTTCACCTCGACCAACGGATAGGCTTGGACCCTTTTTGCGTTTCTTAGTCGGCATTTTTAGTCTTCACCGCTTAAAATGTACTCTGGAAATTCTAAAGTCCCCCCTCTAAGTAAATAGTCCCTATACATTTGATCAGAAAAAGTACTAAGCTGATCCTCTGGAATTGTCTGCATCATTGTATTGAAAAAATCCAACCCCTGATCTGGCCCTAAAACGTCAGGAGATCTTCTTTGAATTTCTGCATTTTGAAACATTGTTAAAGGAAAATCAAAAAGATCTGCGCTTTGGGGAACGCTCATCATTGGGCGCGTCCTTGGCCTAAGCGACGTACTCATGGAGGAGCCTGAGCCGCTCGAAGCGCTTGGCGCCGCAGCCCTACGCGCTGCCATTTGTCTGTCGTATATTTCCGCACGCTCATCGCCAAACTGGCTTCTAAGCGTCTCTCTGGTTCTGTCGTAAAAGTCCTGATCTGGATCTAGCAAACCTAAACCCATTCCCGCATCTCTAATAGCACCCTTAGCTACGCGGCCAACGCCCTTAGCAACGTTACCCATCATTTTGGCTCGTCCACCAAGCAAGCCGCCAATCATTCCGCCAATGTCTGAACCCATGCCGCCTAGTAAACCTTTGCCGGCGTTGGTTACAGCGTTTCCACCGCTTTGCAGGGATCTCTTACGCATTGCCGTATGTTGAGCGCTTGGATCTGGACGCCCTATTATCTTGTAATGCTGCTCCATTCGAGCAATATTTTTCATCGCCTGATCTCTTTGCTGTTGTGTCATAGCCATTATTTACTTGACCTCTTCTTTGGCTTCCAACTTATACGCTTCGGCCCTGTTTTACGTTTTGCAGCTTTCTTGGCTGCGGCTGACTTCGCCTGACTTGCGGGGCGACAGGCGGGGTATGGTCTTCCCTTATCCTTTTTAGACTTGGTACGTCCACACTTCTTACCGGTTTTAACGTCTCGCCAATCTTGCTTGAACCACTTAGTTAATCCGCCAGATGACTTAGGCATAGGTTCCGCCACGCTTTTTGTATGTTCTTACAAGCCAAGCATTGGCATATGCAGATGGATACGTCTTAAATTTTTTCTTAGCTTCAGACTTTACGCGAGAATAAAGCTTGGAATTTTTAGGCGTAGGGCTAGACGTCTTTTTTCTGGCGTTCTTAACAGCCACTACTTTTTACCTTTTTTCTTGTAGGTAACTTTCTTACCGCTTTTCTTTGCAGCCTTTTTGGCCGCCTTCATTCCTTTAGTGTTGTACGCATACTTTTTACCGCCGACCATAGGCATGAGAAACCTCCAAAACTAGTTTGCCCCATAATACAGCATTTTAAGGTAAAATAAACCCCACACGCAAGGGAGGTCGCGTGCGGGGGAGTTATCGACTACTCTAGCGGCGAAAGGAGAGAAAGCCGCTATTTACATTTTGACACTAATACAGTTTTTTTTCAATTTATTAGTTTTTTATGTTATACTCAGCCGACGCAAATAATAATAGCCGAAGCGACGCGACTTGCCTTACAAAGATAAGGAAAAACAAAAAGAATATAGTCGCTCTTACGGTATGAGATGGTATCGTAAGAACAGAGAACTTACGCTTAAAAGGTCACGCGAAAATCGACGGCGAAATCGTGAAAAGTGGACTGAGTACAAATCAAGCCTATCATGTCAGAAATGCGGGCTATCGCATCCGGCGGTGATTGACTTCCA